CAAACAAAAGAAGTGCCTTAAAGGTCTTCTGTAATAGCTTGGGAGGCACCTCAGAGTCGGACCTCCCTTGCATTGGTTAGAGCCGGTACGCCGACACCTCTAGCCGTCATGACGGTGGGATAGACCACAAAAATTTTGATCGATCTAAAACTGCTACATATCTTTTTTTTTATTTAATCCATACTAATGGCACATCAGTCTTCTACGCTGACCACTAGCCTTACACGGCCAGGTCAAGCTAACTCTTCGGGCGATGCCCGTGCCCTTTATCTCAAGCTCTTTTCAGGTGAGATGTTCAAAGGGTTCCAGCACAATACGATCGCTCGTGACCTGGTCATGAAGCGGACCCTGCAGAACGGAAAATCTCTGCAGTTCATCTATACCGGTCGGACCACGGCTGAGTACCACACCCCCGGAAACGCAATCCTCGGTAACACCGATGGTGCGCCCCCGGTGGCCGAGAAGACCATCACCATCGATGACCTTCTGATTAGCTCTGCTTTCGTTTACGACCTTGATGAGACCCTTTCTCATTACGAGCTGCGCGGCGAGATCTCTAAGAAGATCGGCTACGCACTGGCTGAAAAGTATGACCGCCTGATCTTCCGTGCTATCACCCGTGGTGCACGTGCTGCTTCCCCTATCACCAAGTCTAACTTCGTTGAGCCGGGTGGCACCCAGATCCGTGTGGGTACTACTACCAACGCCTCTGATGCTTACAACGCTCAGAAACTGACCACCGCCTTCTTCGACGCCGCTGCTGCGATGGACGAAAAGGGTGTGTCTCAAGAGGGACGTGTGGGTATCCTGAACCCCCGTCAATACTATGCCCTGATCCAAGAGGTCGGGAACAATGGATTGATCAACCGAGATCAGCAAGGCACCGGTCTGCAAAGCGGACAGGGCATTGTGGAGATCGCCGGTATCAAGATCTACAAGTCCATGAACATTCCGTTCTTCTCCAAGTACGGCACCAAGTTCGGCACCGGTTCTGCTACTAACCCCGGTACCACCAGCCCTGGCAACCTCGGCTCCTTTGTGTCTGCTGACGTTGAAGATGCTGCTAACGACGTTACCGGTATCAACAACGAGTACGGTGAAGAAACCGAATTCGCTAACTCCTGCGGCCTCATCTTCCAGAAGGAAGCCGCCGGTTGTGTTGAGGCTATCGGTCCTCAAGTGCAAGTCACCTCGGGTGACGTCTCCGTGGTCTACCAGGGTGACGTGATCTTGGGTCGTCTCGCCATGGGTGCTGACTACCTGAACCCTGCTTGTGCTGTTGAGCTGTACGCTGGTACCGCCACTGCACCTGCTGCATTCTGATTTTTGTTTTATACTGGGGATCCTTCGGGGTCCCCTTTTTTTTATCTATATGGCTACTCCTACAACAGTTGATCTCGATACCGAACTATCCGCAGTTAATTCAATCTTGGGGAGTATCGGTCAGTCTCCCGTAACAAACCTGGATCACGACAATCCTGAAACTTCTTTTATCTTTAACATCTTACGTGAAACAAATGTAGATGTACAGTCAGAAGGTTGGGTGTATAATCTTGAGTTGAACTATGAGTTCGCTAAAGATACCAATGGCTACATTAACATTCCTAGCAACATCCTGCGGTTAGACCGTACCGACGACCATAAAAATAGAACAATGAACCTTGTGCGTCGTAACGGACGGCTGTACGACAAGGTCAAACACACCGATGTATTCACAGAAAACCAGCACCTTGATGTTACCTGGCTGTTTCCGTTTGAAGAACTGCCTGTACCATTCCGTCGTTATATCGTCTACAAGGCGGCTGGACGTGCTGCTGCACAGTTGGTAGGTAACCCTGATTTGGTACGCCTTCTAGCCCTGCAGGAGACCCAGGCACGGGCTGTTTGTGTTGAATACGACTGTAACCAGGCTGAGCATTCTATGCTTGGTTTCCCAGACGAATCCGTTTACACTTCTTACTCACCGTTCCACGCACTTAGACGCTAATGGCAGGACTATCACAACGTGTACCTAATTATATTTTAGGTATTTCTGAACAACCTGATGAACTTAAACTGCCTGGTCAGGTTACTAACCTAGTCAACGCTGTGCCTGACATCTCGCGTGGTTGTCTCAAAAGACCAGGCAGTGCACTTATTGATGCTATCACACCACTTACCGCTTCTAGTGGTAAATGGTTTCATATCTACACTAACGAGGTTAATCAACACCCTGGTTTTATTGGACAGATCACCACAGATGGTAAGGTTAAGATTTGGAGAACCAGTGATGGTGTAGAGATCCCGGTTGACTACACAGGCATGTCATCTACCAATGACCATGCTGACTACCTTGAGCACTCCGCTGCTGATGAGATCCAACCGCTGACTATCAACGAAACTACGTTTGTTTGTAACCGTGGTAACTCTACTACGCCTCGTAACGTAGCTATGCTGACTGGTGCATCGGACAAGTCACCAGCAGTAGTGCACGAAGCTTATATCGAGCTGAAGCAGATTGCATACGGCAAACAGTATGCGTTGGATATTTATGATCCTACTAACAACACTACAACTACATTTACCCGTGCAACTGCTATTGCAGCACGGGAAGGTGTAACTACTCCTGGTAGTGGATATACTGATGATGGATCTTGTAGCCTTGCTGGCCGTGAGATTGTCAACGGCTCTGCTTCTGGTAAAACAAACCTTCGGTATGAGATGGAAGTACGTTGTACTCCTGTCCCGGAATCTGGTGGTACTAACAACCCATCTTACGACGACTCCTACCAAACCTATGCTAAACTGCAGTTTGGTGGTGAAGGTTGGACAACTGGCGACACTCACAGCCACACCTCAGAAAAAGGTCTAGGCACCACTGTTGAAGTTACAAAACACATCACTGTAACTGCACGTGCTAACTTGGCACGGGTACGTCCTCAGCCCACTGCGTCTACTGCTGACGAAAGCGTGACTGCAGATGGTATTCTTGGTGATCTGAAAACTGCTATTGACGCTATCAGTGGTCATGGCATCACTGCTACCATTGTCGGTAACGGTATTCACCTTAAGCGTTCTTCTGCATTTAACGTATCTACTCCTGAAGATCAGCTCATGAGCGTGGTCACCCAGGAGATCAACGATATTTCACGTCTGCCTAAAGCTTGTCGTAATGGGTATATCCTCAAAGTGGTCAACAGCGCATCTGATGCTGATGACTATTACTTAAAATTTAGTAGTGATAATTTTGATCCAACTGCATCTGGAGATCAGTTTGGCGTAGGTGCTTGGGAAGAAACTGTGGCTCCTAATCTGGAGATTAAGTTTGACCCAGACACAATGCCAATCAAGATCCAACGTGAGCTGCCTGGTAACACACATACTAACGGCAGGTTTCTTGTACGTAAGGTTGACTGGATTGAAAGACAAGTTGGTGATGACATTACTAACCCTAAGCCGTCATTTGTTGGACAACCAATCAATAAGATTCTGTTCTTCCGTAACAGGCTTGTGTTGCTAAGCGAAGAAAACGTTATTGTTTCTCGTCAAAACGACTTCTTTAACTTCTTTGCTAAGACTGCGTTGACTGTGTCACCCGTTGACCCAGTTGACATCCAAGCTAGCTCGACATATCCACACGTATTGTTTGACGGTATCGAGACAAACACTGGTCTAATCTTGTTCAGTTCTAACCAGCAATTCATGCTGACGACTGACTCCGATGCATTCGGACCAGAAACAGCTAAGGTTAATAACCTAGCGTCGTATAATTTTGACTCTAAGACTAACCCTGTTACCTTAGGTACAACTGTTGGTTTCCTAAATAACGCTGGCTCTAACTCTAGATTCTTTGAGATGGCAGATGCTAGGCGTGAAGGTGAGCCTACTATTCTTGAGCAAAGCAAGCTTATCTCTAAGCTGTTGCCTGCTGATATTAGTATGGTTGCACCATCTAAAGAAAACAATATCGTGTTGTTTGGTGCAGAAGGGTCTAACGAAGTATGGGGTTACAGCTACTACAACACCACAGATAAGCGTATTCAGTCAGCCTGGTTTAGGTGGACCTTGTCAGGTACGCTTGTTTTCCATTGCTTGCTAGAAGACGCTTATGTGTATGTTACAAAAAATGGTAGTAACTACACGTTAGAGACGATTGACGTTAAACGTGATACTAATACTATTGAATCTGCTGACGGTCTTCGTGTACACAGCGATTGCCACAAAGAGATTGCAACCAGTGCTATGACCTATACGGCTAGTACAAACAAAACTACATTTACTTTGCCTACTGGTATGAACAGTTCGCGGGATCTTGTAGTTATTGTCATGGCTAGCGGTAACAATGCCGGTCTATCTGACAAGCCTACGCTAAACGGTTCTACTGTAGAGCTGACTGGTGACTGGACTTCAAGTAAACTTGTAATCGGTTACGAATATGAATGGCTAGTCAAACTGCCAACAATCTATTCTGTACGTGCTGTTGGTGATAAAATTAGATCTGATACATCATCTTCGCTTATCATTCACCGCACTAGGTTTAATTTTGGTGATGTAGGTACCATTGACGTGACGTTAGAGCGTCCTGGTAAAACAAACTACACCTCTAAGTTTACTAGCAACATTGCTAACAACATGCTTGCTAGCCGTTTCAACATCGATGGTGAGGAGATCTTTACTGTACCTTGTTACGAAAAAAACACTAACATAGACATTACCCTTAAATCTACTCACCCAACACCTGTGGCGCTGCACTCAATGACATGGGAGGGTGACTACGCTCCTAAGTTCTACCGACGTGCCTAATTACACAGACCACATCCATCCACTTACTGTAGAAGCTGCTTTGACTGTTGCTACAGACCTACTGCCAGACGACAGGAACGAGATCATCGAAGGTCATGGAAACGAACCGTTTCTAGTCCTGCCTCTGGCAGCCCACATCGGGGAATCTTATTACTTCACCACTCCTGACAATAAAATTATGGGAGCGGCTGGACTAACAGAAGGTGGTCGTATTTGGATGCTATGCACTAAATACATCCATCAAAACCCTGTATGGTTTGCACGGGGTGCTAAACACTTTGTAGACAACAGACCAGAGAAGCTGCTATGGAACATTGCGGACAAACGTAACCGCACCCACCTTAAGCTTCTTAAATTTCTAGGATTCAAATTCTTGAGGGAACTCAAGCATGGTCCTAACAACTTATCCTTTATAGAGTTTTGCCGTGTGTGATCCCGTAGTTGGATTTGCGGTTTTAGGTGGTGCTCAAGCGGTGGCAGGTCAGATGGGCAAGATGTCCCAGAAGAATGCCAGAAACGAAGCTTTGGCGGATGACTACGAAAACCGTAAAACAAATTATGTAAATAACCTAGCTATCGATTATGCTAGGTACGAAAATGAAAAGATTGATTATTCACGTAATAGTGACATTGTATTCCAACAATTTGTTGGTAAATACATTGGTCAACAACAACGTATCAATCAACTACAAAAATCAGAGTTAAGAGGTCAGGAAAAGGATTTAATTACATTGGCTAAAAAAGCCTATGCTGGTCCTTTAACTGGTGTAACTGGTGCTCGTCTTGCTGCACAACCGTTGGTCGCTGTAGGTTTAGCCCGTTCTTCACGGGTAGCACAGCTTACCGAAAGAACCGAAGCTATCCAAGCAGGCTCTGAGTTTGATTATGCACAGACTCTTAACAAGCTTGACACAGAGTACGGCAAAGTTGCTATGGCACCTGTTGCTGGCTTTGAACCGCTTGCACCGGAGTTTGACTACGATGCAGAGCTTGGTTCGTTTGCTATGAACCTTGCAGCCGGTATTGGTTCTGGCTATTTGATGGGCAAAGGAATTAGAGGAGATTTTGCTTCTGGCGGATTGAAGGTTCCTCCTTCTGGTGGAACCAGCGCCGTTACATCCTCTGCTACAAAATTTACTAACCCAGCTTCTTATCTTAACAACAGTCCAAGCCAGTTTACTGGTGGCACTCCCTTTAGTTTCCCATGAGCAGTTCATTCCTACAAAATATCCAACGGATTAAACAGGGTGAACAGCAACGGTTTGCCCAAGAAACTACTAATCTAAACAACGAAACGCGCTACAAAGTTAACGCAATTCAAAACCAAGTAAAAGCGTTTGAGAATCTTTCTACTACGCTGGGTAACTTGTATAAAACCCAACTAGAAGAACAGAAACAGCGTGACATTAACCAGGCTGACTTTGACTATTACTTTGGTGACAACGCTAACCCACAGCTATCACCTGGCTTTGACCAGTCCGTAGCAGAGATCAGTGCTGGTCACAACGCAAGCCTTGGTGTAGCTGATCAAGCCCTGCAAGGCGGTGCAAGCTTTGAAGCTGCTGACGAAGTCAAGCAATCTTCTGGCTGGTACCAATGGCGTATGGCACAGAATCGTCTCAGCAGTCAGGTGCAGCTAGTCACACCTATGCTGCAAAAACTGATGACTGATAATGAAACTCAGCTAGAAGCCGGTGGTATGACTTTTACCCCTGCATCTGCTGTAGCTGACAACAACATCGCCCAGATCAAACATGCTCATCAGTGGGCAAGGCAAAAGGTTTATAGTGACTTAGGTTTCAATACTTACAACCGTGACTTCTTTATGAAGCATGGGTTCAAGCCTGTTAAAACAGCGTTTGCACAGCAGTGGAAAACCTTGTCTACAAACCAAGCCAACGCTGTGTCAGCCTTGCGTCAGCAAGATGCACTGGAAAGCTTTATCGTAAACAAGAACATCCTGCAACTGCACAAAGAGTTTGCCACAACACAAAAGGATGGTAAGATTCTAGGCAACGCTGGAGCTTGGGACGAGATCGAAGAAATTATACCTGACCTTGTAAAGGCTGGTCGGTTCAGCATGGCTGACCTGGTTATGGTAGAAAACACCATCGACCCTGACACTAACAAACGTGTGGGTGATCGTTGGAAAACTCGCTTTGGCTTGATTCGTGCTGCAATCCGTAAAGAAGAAAACGAAGCATTTAATCAACTCAATAAACAACGTAAGAACGGCGCTACTGCCGCAGCTATCCAGTTTATTGAAGAAAACCCTGATGCTACCACTGAAGAGATCCAGCAGGCTCAACGCCAGATCTTTAGTCAGTTCAAGGTAAAGAGCACTGAGCTGGACAACATGCTTGCTCACTTCAGTATGGACGCCGCAGCAAAGGCAGAGAACAAACAATACATTGATATGTTGATCTCTAAGAATGCTGCTACGGTTCAGGACGTCATGAGTGCTCCTGGCTTGACTGTGCAAGAAAAGCTGAACAGGGTTCAACTGCTCAACCAGTTGGAAGACTTTAACGTCTCTAACGGCGGCCTGCAGGGTGCTGACAAAGAGATCAAGAGTATGATGTCAAAGCAGGCTAACTGGAGTATTTATGGTACTTCTACTGTACCGGGTGCTGCACGTGTTGAGTCTACTCTAAAACAATATCAACAGCAACGTTTTCAAGAACGGATTGCTGCTATTGACCCCGCTGACAAGGATGCACTACGAGCTGCATATGATGCGTCTATTGAAGACACACGTGCTTACTACGAACAACAACGTCAAGATGAGTCTTCTAGGCTTTATTTTGATCCTGCAGGATCTGGATATACACGTGCGTTTGTAGGCGAAGAAGGTGCACCGCTTGACAATCAGCTTAACTTTGTAAGAAGCTATACTGATCAAATTAAATCAGGCAAAACACATAGTCAGATCCTATCTAATCCCGAAACACTTGGTGCTCTTGGTATTACCGAACAAGCTGTAACAGCTAACGGTGAGAATTTTAACAGACCTAACTGGCAACCACTGCCACAAACATCCTATCTGGGTAGACAGTTTCCTAACGCCAACGCTATCCAAATTGAAAACATGGTTCGTGCTGCCTACGGATTGTCTCCGCTGGGTGAGCCTGGTTCGTTGGCTGTGATTCAATCCGCTAGCCCAGAGACACAAGCTCTTGCACGTATGTATGGTGACGGTGCCCCTATGATCCGTAACCGTCAGCTAGTCGAAGCTTGGTCTGCTGGTGAAGACATCATTCCTTTTGTAGTACCTGATGGTGCTGCTATTTCTGAGCAAGCTGAAGAGACACGTCCTTTCCTGGCTACTCTCCATGACCTTGCTCCTGGCAGTGTACCAGATTACTCAGCAATCGCTGAACAACTAACTGGCAAATCATTTAATGAAAAAGTCGATTATTTTACTGGTGGCTTTGGGATTGATAGAAAGTCCTTTTTAGCCATGGCTGCCAAATATGGTAGCCGTGAAGCCCTTAATTCTGCTGAGCTAAAACGGCCTGGCGTACAGGCTGCACTACAGCAGACACCTAGTGGAGAGAAATCTTTTACAGGTGCATTGACCTATAAAGACAATCAACGTACATATGTTCAAGTAGCTGAGGCTATTAAAAAATCAGGATTTATCATAAGCGAGCATTCTTTGTACGGTGGGACTGATCCTGTCCATGCTGGTAACAGCTATCACAACTATGACGAAGCGTTTGATATTATCATCAACCGTGAGTCCGAAGGCATTAACAGAGCAACAGATATTGCAGCCATTGCCTACTTAAAAAACATTATACGTAAGATGGATCTATTTGTTGAGGTCATTGGACCTGGTGATGGCGATCCTAATCACGAAGCACACCTTCACGTTGGCGGCTTGAAACGGGTACCAACAAAAGAAGAGCTGGAAACTCTACGCAACGCACTACCTTAAACTATGACTTATTCTGGTAGTCAGCCTTTTATCGACGACGATTTCCAACTGGAACTCTCCGACACTCTCCAAGGAGAGGTCGAAGCCCCCGTCGAAGAAGCCATGACTGAGGAGCAGGCACCCACGGGTGAAGCTGCTCCACAAACTATTGACATTTCTATCCCTACTGATGTAGCACAGCCTACAGAACAACCTGTAGAGGAAGATCCATACGCTGAGTTCCGTAACAACCCTGACTTTGAGTTTCGCAACGGCAAACCTTTTTACACAGTAGAAGCACAAAGGCGTGCATCAGGTGGTGGTCTCCACTACTTTGGTACGCCTTTGGGTCAGCACTTTACTGGGGTTACAGAAAAACTAGCTGCCCCTGGTGCAGGTCTTATTAACTTTGGCATTGACCTTGTAAACAAAGTTCCTGGTGTAAATATACCTAGAATGGAGTTTGAAAGCCAAGCTGCTAACGCTGTAGCAGATGTTTCTGAGGTTATTTTGCCTACGATTCTACTGACTGGTGCTGGTAACAGCATCGGTTCTGCTGCTCACAGCCGGGTAAACTGGCGGTTAGGCAACGAAAAGTTTGTACAATGGTTCTCTAAGACTGGTATTGCTGCTGGTTCTGGTGCACTTGTAGACGAGATTGCCCTGCCACAAGAACGAGACGACAACGCACAACGTGCTATTCGTGACTTCTTAGAAACACCTGAAAACGAAAACCTGTTTGGTATCTTCCCGCCTGACTGGGCTACCCAAGATGGTGATAGCACAGAAGTCAAACGGTCAAAGAACCGTAACGAAGGCATTGGTATTGGTGTGTTTTCTGACATGGCTATTGGACTGGGTGCGTTTCTACGTAACCGTTCTGCATTCCGTGCTTCTGCCAAAGGTCCGCTCCCTCGTAACGAAACTGCTAAGGAGTTCTTTGCAGAGACGCGTATGCCACCTCCGTATACACCCGGAGATGCCATGCTTAATTCTGCAATGAACCGTGAGTATGACCTAGACAACCTTGGTGCATATAATTTTAGTCAAAATGTAGACTTTGACGGTCCCCAACTGGGAGTACACGACCTGTATGACTACACTGAAGAGGGTCTACGTTCTGTTGATAACTACGATGTAGCTGGTGCTGCTGTGGATGTCGTTCGTATTGAACGTAACATTGATGGCACGCACGGCAGATTGGGTAGCATTGTTTCTGACTCAGCCCTGAAATACGGACTGCAGGCAGATCAGATGCCTCGTCGTGGTCTTGTCGGTGAAATAAAAGACAGGCTCCGTCGCTCTGGTAAGTACGACTACGACACTCCACGTGGGATGTTGAAGTTTGAAGAGGTAGATGCAGCTGGACAACGTCTGGCAGCACAACTGGTTGACCCGGCGATGAGTGTGGACAAGATGAAGTCCATGCTGCGTGGCTATGAAAACATCATGGATGGCGTACGTAACCTAGATGATGTTGGTTATGCTGGTACCTTTAGAGCTATCAAAGGTTTGATGGATGACTACTACAACATGGATTCGCTGAAGGCATCTGCTTATCTGCAGACGTCCATGGCTGGTCAAGTTGCTGACATGGCAGAAGGTGCTCGCTTGATGGAGGGTACGCCTGCTGTTAGACGTGCACAGGAACAGATCCTTGATCGCCTTGAGTTTTTGATGGGTGAAAAAGCTGTTGCTTCGTACGTACGTGGTCGTGGTCTTAACTTCCTTAACATGTGGAAGCGCCTTACTGCATTTGGTGATCAACGAAAACTAGCTGAACTGGCTATTCAGGAAGATGTAGCATTCAAAGAAGGTCTGCAAAAGGCATACCGAAGCGGCAAGCAAACACGACAAACCATAGAAGCTATTTCTAAGGAACGTCCGCAGATGCTTGAGCCGTTGATCTTGGCGTATGAACTGACTGACGGCAACGTCAACAGTATGCGTGCGTTGAATGAGTATATGCTAAACAGCACTGGCACCCTTAGTAAAGCCTTTGCTGACGGTAAACCAGACATCCCGTCTGAAATTGTACGTGGTGCTTATAGTACGTTTTTTAACAGCCTGCTGACCTCTGCGTCTACACCACTCAAAGCTGCATGGTCTAACTCTGTGTTGCTGGTTGAAAAACCTTTGACTATTCTTGCTGGGTCTATGACCTTGGCAGACAAGGCTTCATATCGACGTGGTTTGTATGCACTTGGTGCGTGGCAAGAGACCATGGCTAAGGGTATGAAACACATGGCTTTTGTGTTTAAGAAAGCCTCTATGGATCCTACGTCTGTTGAATATATCATGCGTGGCGACCTTGCTGTTAAGAATCAGCAACGGCTAGACCTGCTGCGTAAGTTTGCTGAAGCTGGTGAAGCTGAAGGCAACAGCGGTGCTTTGGCATTCTACCACCAGCTCCAAGCTCTGCACGACCTGGGCGACAGTCCTGTGTTGCGTTTTGGTGCTAACGCTATGACAGCTTTTGACGGATTTAGCCGTGCTGTTGTTGGCAACTGGGAAGCTAGAATGAGAGCCTTTGATGAGATTACTGATGGTGGTAAAAAACCATTTACTAAGCAAGGTGCTGACCAGCTAGCAGAACTGCACTACAGGCAGATGTTTGACAAGAACGGTATGATTACAGATAGTGCTGTAGAATACCAGTCACGTGAGATCGCAATGAACCTTGATAGCCCAGCTATCGATGCAGTCAACGCTTTGATCGCCCGTGCACCCTTGCTCAAACCTTTTATGCTGTTCCCCCGTACGTCAGCTAACATGCTGAGTATGGTTAACAAGCACTCTCCTGTTGGTATCTTTGCCGCTGACTATAACAAGATGGCATATCGTCCACGTGATAGTTTTAGCGCAGACGAGATCCGTAACATTTTGGAAGAACGTGGTATCAAGGTTGATCGCTATGCTGAGGTTAAGTTTGACCAAATCCGTGCAGAAGTGCGTGGTCGCAAAGCTATTGGTACCTTGGCTGTTATGTCTGCCATACCCTTAGCGATGTACGGTATGTTGCATGGCTCTGGTACTTACAACCAAGCTAAGCAACGTGTACGTACTTTGATGAAATGGAAGCGTGACAGCATTAGGGTTGGCAACCGCTGGATGCCGCTAGAGTTGTTAGGACCGTCTGGTGAAATTATGAAGCTTGTAGCCGACATTGCGGATAACTCATCCGAACTCGGTGAAACTGCTACTGAAAACCTGCTTAACAAGGTTGCATTTGTTATCGGTGCTAACCTGACTAACAAGTCGTTTATGCAGGGTCTTGAGCCTTTGTTCTCCATGTCTGGAGGTAACGAGGCTGACATCCAACGCTGGATGGCTAACAACGTCAACGCTGCGTTCCCCTTGGGCGGTCTCCGCAAAGAGTGGGGTCGTATTTTGACGCCACAACTACGTCAAGTCAACATGGAAATGTTACAACTGTTGCGTAATAACAACAACATTGCTGACTTTATTGACCCTGAAGGTGCACTGCCTTTGGCTAAAGACTTCCTGTATGGCGGTAACGTAGGTGTGCCTGACAACCTGATTGAACGCATTCTAAACGCAGCAACTCCGTTCAAGTCGTTTCCCGACATGAAACCGGAGCAACAGTTCCTTGTGGATATTGGTTACGATGCACGTCCTACTTTTGTTAAGAGTGAAGGCGGTGTAGAGTACACACCAGAACAACAAAGCGAACTGCTTGGTCTAATGGGTGAGCAAGGGTTCTTGCTAAAAGACATCCGTAGGATCATGAAACTTGCTGACGAGATTGGTTATATTGAAAACCTCCAAGGCACTAGCGCCGATGACATTGACGCTCAAAACTTTGGTGGTATTGTTGACCAGCTTGACCAAGCTTTGCGTGATGCCAAGAGGCGTGCTGAAGCAAGCTCTTCGTTTGCTGATGAAATTACCGAACAAGAGGCACTACTGGGATATAAAGAAGGTCTCGAACAACGTGGTGACCTTGACGAACTAATTAAGTTTAACTCAACTACTCCGTAACCTAAATGGCTACAACTCAAAATACCTACACGGGTAACGGCTCCACCACCGATTATTCGATTACATTTGAATATCTTAAAGACGCTGATGTCAAGGTAACACTTGATCATGTAGCTACAACTGCATTTACTCTTCCTAACGCCACTACTCTTAGGTTTAACACTGCGCCTGGTAACAACGTTGCCATTCGTATTTTCCGTGACACTGATGTTGATGCTGCCCGCTTTGTTTACTCTGCGGGTTCAGCTATCAAAGCTGCTGAGCTAAACGAAAACGCAGACCAGGCTTTGTATGGTTTGCAGGAGACTGCTAACACTGACGACATTACGGATGCTGCTGTTACCACAGCTAAGCTTCGTGATAGCGCAGTTACTGCTGCGAAGCTTGGTGCCTCAGCTATCATTACTGCAAAGATTGCAGATAGCTCAGTAACCACTGCAAAAATTGCTGCTGATGCAGTCAACGGTACAAAAATTGCCGACGACAGTATCAACTCTGAGCATTACGTTGACGGGTCTATCGACACAGCACACATTGCGGATGCACAGATTACAACAGCCAAGATTGCAGACGATGCAGTAACTGCCGACAAACTGGCAAACACTGCTGTAACTGCTGGTAGCTACACTGCTGCTGACATTACTGTTGATGCCCAAGGCCGAGTAACGGCTGCATCTAATGGTGCTATTGGTACTGCTGAGATCACTGATTCTGCTGTTACTACAGCTAAGATCGCAGACGCAAACGTCACTACAGCTAAGATCGCTGACTCCGCTGTTACCACAGCTAAGATTGCTGACGCTGAGCTAGTAGAACTTGCCACCATGGGTGGTAACACTGCTTCTGCTTTGGCTGACCTTACACA